CCTTATATGCTGAAGCTGATTTCCGTATTACGAGAACGGATGAAAAGGTACAGGAACAACAGTTAGTAGCTACTACTTCTGTTTTTTATAGAATAAGGAGGCGGACTGGGTTAAGCACAGATATGAGATTGGTTGATTTGACTATGGCTACTTCTCAGAATATATTTAACATAAGAGCGATTAGGGAAGAGAGTAAGGATTACATGATACTTGAATGCGTTAATTATGAGTATTAAAGTAGTAGGTTTAAAAGATTTAAGTCAAAGGCTAAGTAAGTTAAGTAAGTTTATGACTAAGACTGAAAAGCGTAGGCTTACGTTTTATGCAGCTAAACCTATTGTTAGTGCGGGTAGAAAGATTTCTCCAGTTCGTAGTCATCCAGACAAATGGGGTCATCCTTACGAAAACCCTCGTTATAGTGCAGGACAAGTTGTAGCAAGATATGTGCCTGGAAACTTAAAGAAATCATTTAGACGTATTCCACAGAAATTTTTAAAGAGAACAGCTGCATCATTTGTTGGGCCATTTAAGGGTAGACAGCCATTGCAAGTACATGGACGTACAGTACCAAAGAGTGATGGTTATTATGCTCCAATGGCATTTGGTAAGAATAGTACAGCTGATGATTATATGAAAAAAGTAATTGATCCTGCTGTAAGGTTGGGTGGTTCTGCTGCGTTAAAGACTATGGAGAAGGGTGCAATTAATATTTTTAGTAAGGCTAAAACTAAATTAAACTTTAGATAATGGAGATAGGGAAAGTAGTTTATAGCTTGTTGAATGGTTCTTCTGCTCTTACAAATATAATGGGCAGCAATAAAGTATATCCATCATTTGCTCCAGATAAGACTGATTTTCCTTTTATTGTTTACAAGACGAGAAGTGCTGATCCTGTAGTTACAAAAGATGGAATTGCGGATAATGTAACTTTTGTTTGCTATATTAATATCTATAGTAAAAAATATGATACATTAAGAGATATAAGTACAGAAGTAAAGAATACAATTAACAATTATAGTGGCACAGTTGAGGGTGTGACTGTAAAAAGAATTGGTTATTTGGATGAGGAAGAGTTTTATGATTTTGACATTGATGTACATTTCTTAGAACTTTCCTATAGAATTAGATTAGAAAATTAAAATTAAAAAATTATGGCAAGTACAGGTTATATTGATGGGTCATTGCTAAGATTGACTTTATCAGATACAAGTGGAAGTGAGATTGAAATATTTCACGCAACAGAATCCAGTATTTCTTTTACATTAGACGTAACAGACATTACCACAAAGGATAGTGGTGGTGGAGGATGGAGAAATATTTTCCCCAAGACAAAGTCTGCTACAATTTCTTTTAGTGGTTTAGTTAGATATGATGAAACTGCTTCTGAAGAGAACATGAGTGGATTGTTAGGTTATTTTAATGGAAGAACAAATATTTATTGGGTAATGGCTACTTCAGAAACTGGAGATGTTCAGTTAAGTGGACAAGGCTATATTACTGCTTTAAATCAAACTGCTACTGCTGATACAGAAGTTGCTTTTGATGGAACTATTGAAGTTAGTGGAGCAGTAACCATCGGAACAGTATCGTAAACATTTAAAATAAAGACAGATGTACAAAGAACTAAAAATACCAGGAAGAACTCTCTACGTTGCATTCAATTTACGAGTTGTTTTACAATTTCAAAAAGAATACGGCAAAGAGGGTTCTTCTAATAATGATTTAGAAAAGAAGTTAATTGCAGAAGTAGGATTAGAGGGGCAAATGAAGTTGTTTTACATGGCGTTAAAAGAGGGTCATAGAAAAGCAAAGAAAGATTTTGATATGGAGTTTGATCCAGACTTTTTTGATTTCTTGGATGATAACCCAGAGGCTATTGAAGAGATTGCTTCTGCTTTTAATGATAGCATCCCACAAGTGGAAAGTACAGGAGAAAAAAAAAGACAGAGGAGTACGAAAAAGAGCCAATAACAGAGGATTGGTTACAACGTAAATTACTTGGAGAGTTGGGATGGAGTATTAATGATTTTTACGATGCTGATTTTAGGATGGCAACAAATGCTATTATAGGAATGAGTAATCGTAACTTTGAAATGATAAAGCACAATTACGAGATTGCTCGATATAATGCTGCTTTAAACATTAATGTCCATTTAGGTAAAGGGAAAGGAATAAAGAATCCTAAAGAGTTAGGAGAGTTTAGTTGGGAGAAACCCCTAAGAAAAAAGAAAAAATTAAATAAGGAGGAGATAGATGCAATTATGGGCAAATAGACAGTCCAAATGTTGTAAAAAAAGACAAGTTAGATGGCAAGCAAATTCAAAGATTTATTAATACGACTGGGTCTTGATGACAAACAGTTTCAGGCACAGTTCACTAAAATTGAGCGACAATTAACTCGATTTAGTAATAACGCACAAAGAGTAGGTAAATCTTTAACCACTAACGTTACACTTCCCCTTACATTAGCCGCAGGAGCAGCAGTCAAGACATTTGCAGATTTTGATAGATTAGAGAAGGGTCTTGACGTATTTGCTGACACATCCACAAGCGGAGCAGAAGAATTAAATAGATTATTAGATGTAGTTAGAGATGCGAGAACTACTCTTGACTTAAAGTCTGCTGCAAACGCATCACTTCAATTACAAGCAGTTGGCATTAGTGCTGATAGAGCAAGAGAAACTATAAAGCAGTTAGGTATTGCAGCTACTGTTAGTGGATCTCAAGCGGAGGACATTGGCGAAATCACAAGACAGTTTGCTCAAGCATTAAGTGTTGGTAGGGTATTAGAGCAAGACTTGAGGATTATTAAATCAAGAATACCTGCTATTGGTAAAGTCTTACAGGATGAGTTTGGAACGGTTACTGCTGAAGGATTAAGAGCAGCTAACATTAGTGCAGATGAATTTGTAGATAGACTGACAAAAGCGATTGCTACTAACCAAAAATTCCAAAACGTTCAAATCTCATTAGCAAAAGCTATAGAAACGTTTAGCGTAAATATGCAAATTGCTACAAGTAGAATAGGACAACTAATAAGTGAAACATTAAATTTACCTGCATTACTTGATAGGGTTACAACACAAATAGATAGATTTACTGTATTTTTAGATAGTTTAAGTGAATCTCATAGAAGAGCAATTATACAAGTAGGATTGTTTTTAGCAGCTATAGGCCCAATATCATTTGTTGTAGGAGGAACATTAAAGTCTATATTAGGTCTTATTAATGGTCTTGGTGGATTGGTAATAAGTCTTATTAGCATACCTAAGTCAAATGTAAAAACTATACGTTCTTTAAGGTTATTAGGACAAACCAGTCTTGCAACAAGTAGAGGATTGTTTTTACTTGGAGCAGCCATTAGAAGTGCAATAGTTCCTTTAGCTGTTATATCGGCTGCGGTAGTAGGGTTAAAATTAGTTTTTGATAGATATAGCGATAGTGTTGCAAGGGCAAATCAAGCACAAGATGCTATTAGAAAAGCACAGGCTGAAAGCAAAAATGTAGTAAGACAAAACAGAGAAGAATTAGATAAATATATATTATTATTAGAAAGTGAAAACACAAGTAATAGTGCTAAAATAAAGGCGTTAGATCAATTAAATCAATTGACAAATAATGCTTTTGCAGGAGTAAAAATATTAGCAAATGAAACTGTAGGATTAACTAAAGCACAAGATGATTACTTTTCCTCTTTAGAAAGAGAAACAGAAATATTAGAATTAAGAAAAGAGCAAAAGAAATTAGAAGAGGGGATTAAGTTGACAAAACTTATGATGACTCAAGGTCAACAGGCCACAGGCCAGTATGCTCAAGGGTTAGGAGATGGTGCAAATGCTGCAAATCAATTTAGTAATTCTTTACAAGGTTTAGATAATACAGAGTTAAAAAAACTTGAAAAAGACCTTGAAATTATTAATAATAAAATTGCATCATTAGCACAGCAACAATTTGCGGACAATACTATATTAGAGGCAGAAAAGTTAAAAGAATATATATCTACTTGGACACAGGCCTTAGAAAAAGATTTAGAAAAAGCTGATGTTCTTGGCAAAGCATTTAATACTGAAAAAATTGAAGTTGTTAGGCAACAGTTAGACATTGTAAAAAAGGCGTTTGAAGCTGCCTATGACAATGAAAATTTAAGAGAGAATGATGCTCTGCAAACACAATTAACTGCTAAATTAAGACAGTTAGAAAGTCAATTAAAAAGCTTAGAAACTGCAACATTTTTTGCTGATTTAAACAAGCAATTAGATGACATACAAAAGAAAGGATTAGGGTTAGGGGTTGATCAGCAGTTAATTAGTCAAGAACAACTTGATGCTCTTCAGCAAGGTTTAGAAAAAGCAATTAGTTTAGATGCTCCTATTGCTCAGATTGATAAATTAAAGAGAAAGATAGATGAGATAAGAACTGAATTAGCAGGTGACCCTATTCAACCGATTGATGCAAGAAGCAATGAAAACATAAAAATTGCTGTAGGGTCTTTAGATGACATGGGTGGTTACTATGCTAATATTAATGGTAAAATTAAAGAAGTAAATAAAGAAACCTATGAATTTGCTGAGTTAACAAAGAAAGCACAACAAAGCAGTAAGGATGTTGAGTTAAATTGGGATAAAGTATTACAAGCTGTTATAAACAATAGTAGTGGTTTGAGTAAAGTTTTATTACAAAATTTTGAAGCTGTAGTAAGTGGTGTCAGAAATTTGGCAGGATCTATTGTAGATAGCATAAGTGATGCTTTTTCAATAAAAAAAGAGGCAAGAGAAGATTTAGCAAAAGCAGAAGAAGAATTAAGAAAATTAAGAAGTAGTGGTGAAGCAAGTGCATCAGAGATAGAAAATATAAAAGATAGGATATTAGAGTTAAATGAAACTATACAAAACACAAATTTATTTAGTGCAATTGGCGAGTCTATTAAACAACTTGTAGTAGAGATTGGTAAAGCAATAGCTAAAGCTTTAATATTTGCAGGTATATTGACATTGTTGGGTAGTGCTTTCCCTGCTTTGGGTGCATTACTTCCTACAGGCCCAGGTGCATTTGGTAAGTTGTTTTTAAGTGGTTTGTTTGGTAGTCAAGTACCTCTTGCTAATGGTGGATTAGTATATGGCCCAGTTAATGCTTTAGTTGGAGAAGGTGCAGGTACTAATAGGAGGAATCCAGAAGTAGTTGCTCCATTAGACAAATTGAAAGCTATTATTGGAGATACAGAAGGAAATGGATTTGTAGCAAGTACAAGGCTAACAGGAAGCGATTTACTTTTAGTAGTAGAACGAGCAAAAAGACAAAGAGATAGATAATGGCAAAGAAGTATGAGTCTACATTTATATCTGATATAGGAAAGGAATACATAGTTGAGATTCATCAAGCTTCTTTTACTGGTGCTGCTACAGAGTTTACTACAATAGATTTACAGATTAAATATGATGATGGTGGAGATGAAGAGAATAGGTTTAGTCCTATTATGTCAAGTGAGGCTACTGTCAATATGTTAATTGATTCTGAGGCTTTAAATACTTTTGTTGAAGATTTGGTTGGTAGTTATGATGATGAGTATTTCTTATATATAAGACTTCCGTCTACTACACCAGGACAAATAGACACGTTTAAATGGGCAGGATATATTTTAGTAGATTTAGTAGCAATAGAAGATTTAAGCTATAATATAGGCTATACGTTTGTACTAAAGGCTAAGGATGGATTAAATACGTTAAGGAATTTAGAGTACAGTAATGATGGAGTTCCTTATACTGGTAAGGACACAGTATTTAGCCATCTTACAAAAGTCTTATATAAATTGGGTAGTGTACTGTATGCTTATACATCACTTGTTGATCCATTATTATCAGTAGTCATAAATTGGCATTCTCAAGAATATACATACAATTCTACTAATACTGTACTTACAAAAGCAAGAATACCCCACAGAGCATTTTATTACAGAGATACAAAGGGTAATTACATATACAAGAATTGTTTTGAGGTATTAGAAGAAATATGCAAAACTTTTGGTGCAAGAATAGTTAATAGTGGTACAGGGTTTTTTATCACTCAAATTAATGAATACTTAAATGCTAACTCTGTATATGAATATCAATATAAAATATTAGGTTCATTAAGTGGTGACACTAAAGACTATTCTATATATCATGACCAAAATGGCATAGAGGACAGTTCTACTGATATATACAGAGAGGGTGGTTCATTTTTTGAGTTTTATGCTCCCTTACAATATGCAAGAGTAGAATACGAGCATATAGCTACAAGAAACTTGTTGAGTGGTGCAATATGGGATTACAACGATGAAACTGCAAAGGTTGCTGAAGATGTTGCATCTAATAATTTAGAGTCAATTTTACAGTTAGACTTTACTTTAGCATTTAAAACTATATTTACTCAAACAGTAGGAACAACAAATTTTCAAAATCACTATGTAGTATATAGAATAGAAATAAAATTAGTTGGTTCGATAGCAACACATTATTATGTAAATACATTTACTCGTCAATACAATAAATTTAGAGAAGAGGATTTAGAAAATATAAGATGGCAAACTACTCCTGGATATTATTATTTTCTTTTGCCAATTGTAAAAGATGAAAAAGAAATATTGCAAAACATTCAATTAATAATACCCCAAATTCCTGCTGATGGAGATTTGTCTGTTAAAGTAGAGTTTTTTAATGTATATGGAGAATACGGCATTGACCCACTTACTTCAATATTACAGGGTGGTTCAGTTCCTGTTTTGCAAGATTATTATACTGTAACTTACGAAGCATCAAACACATTCTTACAATACATTCATACAGGATTCTTCTCCGATCAAAACGACATCATTAGATTTCAAAGCGACAATGACAATACTGCTTACCAAACATGGGAAGTAACTAATATTATAGGTGATGGCCCTAACTTAAATAGTCCTGGTCATTTAGAAGTCAAGAATGATAGTGATGAATGGGTTCTAACAGAGAATGGATGGAAAGTGGGTGATAGTGGTGATGCAAAGAATATAAGTCAGTTATTAGTTAATGAAGTTATTAAGGGGCAATTGTTGCCAGTTAGAAAGTTTATGCAGACTACATTTGTTATGCGTGGAGCAGCCTTTATTCAGCCACATTATGCAATTGAATACAATAGTGAATATTGGGTGTTTAAAGGAGGTGTATATGACTTGAAGAATGATGCGGTTAATGGTATATGGTTTAAAATAAAAGAAGATTAATGGCATTTACGGAGCAATCATTAGTTTATTTATCAAAAGAATACAGGATAAGGCCCTCTTATGGTGCTGTGGGTGCTTCTTCAAGTGCAGGTGGGGCAGCAATAACTAATAATGACGATAGTTCTATAATCAATCCAAATTTAGGTAGTGGTACTATATACCAACAAGTTTTTATTGCAACAGGCTCTAATTCATTTACTGTTACTCAAAACAATGGAGTTTTACCTGACAATGCTGCGGAGATTACTATATATAGAAATGGATTGCTTTTAAATCAAACGTACATATCATCACTTGATTCTGTTAATGGAACTTTTACTTTAAGCTTTACTCCAGATGTTGATGACAGAATAGTTGTTGTTTGGTTTTACAGAAACGAAGTTGAGGATGCAGGTATATACCAAGAGATATTTAGTGGTAATGGAACTGCTACTTTTACCTTAACAGAGAATGGTGGAATTATACCTGCTCGGAAACAAGAAATGTTTATTTATTTGAATGGTATTTTTATTGATTACGAGAAAATTACATCCTATTCTACTGCTTCATCTGAATTTACTTTAAACTTCACTCCATATAATGATGATAGTATTGCTGCAGTTTGGTTTGCATCATTACCAAATAATTTAAAGATATTTCAAGAGAACTTATTTGCTGATGGATTACAAACGACTTTTACTATAACTAAGAATGGTGGTAAACTTGCCAAGACAAAGGATGCAATTCTATTAATGCGAAACGGTCAGCATATCAATAATGATTATATAAGTGGTTTTAATACTACAAATGGAACTGTTACTTTAACTTTTGCTCCAGATGCAGGAGATGATATTACTTTAATTTGGTTTGTGCAAGAGGATGGAGTTGATTATAGTACATTAGTAAGTATGTATCAAGAAGAATTTACTGCTGATGGTATTACTCCAACATTTACAGTAACAGAAAATCAAGGTAAGCTTCCACAGTCTTTATCAGCGATTATGGTTTATAGAAATGGGCAGTTTATTAGTAATGGATTTGTATCTTCACATGACTATTTGAATGGAACTATTACTTTTAACTTTACTCCAAGAAGTGGGGAAAAAATAACTTTAGTATGGGTATTGTAAGAATAATAGCATTTGTTTTATTACCTATCTTTTTGTCAGCACAGGATTGGCCAAGATTTGAATTGTATCAGCTCGTTCAAGGTCAGGATAGTGGGCAGTTCATTGTAACTGATTCGGATTCAAATTTAGTGTTTTCTGATTTATTAAAATTAAGGTATTCACCAGATACGGCATTGATTTTTAATGGCGATACGATTGCAATTAAAACAGAAGTTAGTTTTCCTACATTTTTAGCTGGTTTAGGAATCACAATAGAATATAATTCTGATATTAACCAATATTACATTGAATCACTTGCAATAGAAGATTCGGTTTTTAATAATTCGTTCAGCGATATTCCAAAAGGAACTCCATTATATGCCGTTGGCGGTCAAGGTAGAGATTACTGGTCTGTGGATGTTGCTGATGCAAGTGATCCGAATAAAATGCCAGTAATTGGAATTGCGGAAGATGTATTACCTGCTCGAGATTGGGGGAAGTTACTAATTAAAGGTCATATTACAGATGTGCCTACTACAGGACTTGATGAAGGGGCAGAGGTCTATGTAGCTGTTGGCGGTGGTTATACTGATGAAATACCGAAAGGGGAAAACGTAATAATTCAAAGACTTGGAACAGTTATCAAAGGAAATAAAAACAATGGTAGCGGAATTATTAATTTAGGCGATCCTGTTACTGCACCGAATCTAAATCCAGATAGAATATTCATTGGAGATGTGGATAGTAATGTTACAAGAATCAATTTATATACTGCCATTAAAGATACGGCTTCTGTATTAGTTTCAGATTCCCTTACCAATTACGCATCAAGAACGGAGTTACAAGATACGGCTTTGGCTATAAGGGCAGATTTTCCAACTGGGGGCGGAGATGTTACAACCGCACAATTAGCGGATACGGCATTAGCTATAAGGGGGGATATACCATCAATTCCAATTACATTAGGCACTCAAACAAGTGGTAATTATGTAGCAACAGCAACTACGAGTGGTGCTGGAATTAGTGGTAGTGCAACAGGTGAAGGAAGTACTTTTACGGTTACATCCAATGCGACTTCCAGTGTAGTAGCAAATACTATTGCATTAAGGAATGCTGGAGGTGCGTTATATGCTAATTGGTTTACTGGAAATAATTTTTATGGCTTATCCGAAAAAGCCGCTAAGTTAGATCCTGGTAAAACTATAAATACGGTTTTGTTTGATGGTACGCAAAATATCACAATTCAGGCTGAAACTTATATATCACTTTATGATGGTTTTGGGATTAAAGATTTTACTTGGAGTGGTAATACTTTAGAATATGTTGAAATAGATACAGCAAATGCAGAATTAAAAACATATATTTTAAACAATAGTGCTGGGGGTGGTGATGTAACTACTGCACAATTAGCGGATACGGCATTAGCAATTAGAGCAGACTTCCCATCACAATCAGATACAAGTTTATTTGCGTGGAAAGCGGATTCGATTAAAGTAACAAGTTCAACAACAGATACAGATTTTCCATTGATTTTCTCAAGTGCAACAACTACTGGTTATACTGATCCTTTAATCAATTCAAATTTAACCTATAATCCAAGTACAACGGAATTAATATTAGAAAGTTCTGAGTTAATTGTAGATAATGATGGCACAGGCTTTAGTGGAACATTTAAGCAGACAGGAACTAATAATGTAACATATAGCGATGGTTCGGTAACAGGTATTAACACTTATTACAATTTAAGTGAAGAAATATTAAATATAGGTAGTGTAAGTGATGATGCTTATATTTTTAATCCAAATCAATCTGGAAATATATATATAGGCACAAACAATAGCGGAGCTCCATTAACTGCAATGTCTATTACTGATGACAGAAAAGTTGGTATTAATAAATCATCGCCATCTTATACATTAGATGTTAGTGGGGATATTAATTATACAGGTTCTCTTAAAAAAAATGGTACTGATGTAAATTTAACCAACTCTTTTGTTATGTCTATTGATTTAAACTCAAGTAATAGTCAGAGAATCATGATTCCAAGTATATATAATGGTTGTACAATAGATTATGCTAATTTAGTAACTTCTTTAACAAGTTGGACAGGAAGTATAGCTTTAGACATAGGAACCGTTAGTGGTGGAAGTTATTCTTCATCAAGTTTAACAAGTTGGAGCTTTACAAGTGGTAGTGGGGCACAAGCTGACGAAAACGGTTCGATAGGTCATACAATTTCAACAAATTATGTAGTTCAAGGTTCTTATTCAACTACTTCTGGAACAATAAGTAAGACAGTTATTTCTTTTTCAATAGAATGTAATTAAAATGAAACACACACTATTCATATTCGCATTACTCACGGCATCGATACAAACCTTTGCCCAATCGCCACGAATTAAACTAAATCAAATCACAAAGGATTCGGTTACAGGTTCGGTTTTGATTTCTTCTCCAACCGATTCTGGAATGGTTTATTCGCGTGATTTATTTATCAGTTACGGAGCTGATACGGTTCTGATTTTGGGTGGAGATACGTTAGCAACTACATCAGGTATAATTAGTTCTGTTTTATCCGATGGCGTTACGATTACAGGCGATGGTACATTAGGAAGCGAATTGACTGCGGATACAACCGTATTGGCTACACTTCGAGCATTATCCGATTCATTGGCATTGGTAATCAGTTCGGTTACGGCTGATAATGTAACCATTACTGGAGATGGTACGGTTGGTTCGCCTTTGAAGGTGGATACGGCAACGGTTGTAGCTACGGTAGGAAGGTTATTAGATTCGCTTATTAATGTTAGAACGGATTTAGATTTGAAGCAAGACCAATTAAATGGAACTGGATTCGTAAAGGCAACAGGAACGACTATATCTTATGACAATTCGACTTATTTAACTTCCGAGGTGGATGGGTCGGTAACGAATGAAATTCAAACATTAAGCTACAATTCGAGTACGAATGAAATTACATTAAGTGATGGAGGTGGAACTGAAGATTTATCAAACCTTGATTTAGTCGATTCAACAAGAATAAACGCAACAGGAGATACAGCCTACTACTATCAGAATGGGGTATTGATTGGCACAGGTGCTATTGCAGGTGGTGGAGGTGGAGGTTATTGGACGCAGACAGGAAGCGATATATATTATAACACAGGTAAGGTTGGTATAGGTACGAGTAGTCCGACACAAAATTTAGAAATTTTAGGTAATGGAACTAGTCGCACAAGGTTTTTAGTAGATGGTAATTCTTGTCAAGGAACAACTTCTGAAGGATGTCTAACTGATTTTGTTATTAGAAGAACAGCTGGAAGGGGTTTCGCTATGCAGATATTGTCTGACTCGATGACCGCAGCAGCTTATTATGTTGAAAGCAATGTGAGTGGAGCAAATCAAATGCGTTTAAGAACTGATAGTGGTTTAGATGGAATGAATTTTATAACAGGTTCAAGTTCTGCACCAATAAGATTTACACAAAATACTACTCCAAGATTAATTATTAATTCAGGCGGAGAAATATTAATTGGGTATGAATCAGATGAGGATAATGGAGCATATAAATTGCAGGTAGAGAATGATGCTTATATAGGAGGAAGTATAATCGCAAACGGCAACGTAGGTATAGGCACGACGAGTCCGATAAGCACTTTACACGTTGTTGGCAGACCTAACTTTTTTGAAGCCAATTTAGCTTCATTTAAGGACGATGTAGCAGATGGAGAATTTACAGTAAATTTCGATAATCAGCATTACACCGCAGGTAGTATTAATGAAACGGCAGGTTTTCAGTTCTTATTTAATAACGGTGGTGCAGCGAAAATACTTTGCGGTAAAACAGAAGATTTCGGAAGTTCGGCTAATCGCTCATCATATTTTACTTTCCAAACAAGAAAAGACGGTACATACTATGAAGGAATGAAAATAGAAGAAGATGGGGTGGTCTATATGCCACAAGTATATAGCGAATTAATTAGCGGAACAACAAGAGATTTATACATAAAAGATGATGGTACATTAGGATATATTTCTTCAACAGTAAAAAGTAAAATAAACATTAATACGCTAAATGATATAGATTTTATTTACGACCTTAATCCTGTTACTTTTAATTATAGGAAACAAGACGAGCAAGGTAATTTTACCGATGAA